CGATACGTCTGTCCAACCTCTCGGTCCGCAGCCGCTGCATCACCTTTTAACCTTACTGTTTTAGTACCGCCACCCATTATCCACCGCCTGAGAATCTATTCATCATGTTATAACCCCACGAATCGTGTTGGTCTTTATACCCTCCCGCCTTACCAAGCGTAGATTGAGCCCAGTCGCTGAAGGCAAGTTTTTTTTCCCCGACATTTTCGCGCCGTTGATTCATTCTATAAAACTTATCTCTATTATCTTGATCGAGCGCATCATTCTTGCCTTCCATAAATTTGCCTGCACCCAGAGACGCCATACCCCATGCAGCTCCGCGCATATTATTCGCTTCGTTCGCTGCAATTTCAGCGCTGGCTTTTGCTCGTTGGAACTCTGCTTGAGATAGGGCAGTCATGGCTCTGCTACTTTGCGCTTGCGCGCCAATACCAAGATTAATCATATTGGCTATATTAGTATCTCGAGAAAGTACGCCACGTTTTGTGCCTTCAGAAAGCGCTGAAGCTGTACCTTTATCCATAGCACTACCGACTTTCAATACAGAGCCTAGGCCTTTACCTGTACTACTTGCCTTGGCGTGCACTTGGCTTACAGGCTTTGCAAACATTTGTGCAGCATCTGCAGAAGCTCTACCTCTATATAAGCCAGAATCATCACGCTTAGCACTTACAAGTGCTGCTTGACGCCCGCCTTGATATATCTGGTCTCCGATTCGTTTCTTTTCGCCACTAGTCCTAAGAATCTCTTTATTAGATTCTGTTTGCTTAGTCACTGTCTTTTTAGCGCCCATTATAAATACTTCCTATATGTAGTCATTGGAAGCACTTCAACGTCAAAGCGCTCCATCTTACGTGTCCACCCGCATCTATGAGAAGCCGCTTCTATGTATTCGCAGCCTGTTTGACCTGCTGCCCATTTAAGCGACTCGAACACTTTATCCATATCGTACTTGATTGTAGCATACGAACCCCAGATAAAGAGATACTTCTTACCAAAATCATTTACCATCACTTCGCAGATAATAGCTAGTTCTTTTGTATCCCCAGACATAATTATTAAGTCTGTAACCGCTCGACCTATTAATCTATGTATAGAAAAACCAGAATCTGGATTACGTTTTATAACTCGTTGCATACCAACTAAAAGACTATCCAAAACTTCTTCTGTATATTCTTCTATTACTGGGTACATTTTACCAACTAAACGCGGCTATGCGCGTGCCCGGAGTACGTGTCTCCTCAGCTCGAAGTTTCGCATCCGCAGTACGGCTTAAAAACTTATTCAAATGATACTGAGATAATTTAATATCGGACCAGCTCTCTTGAGGCATTTCATATAATCTATACAAAGCGCCATCCAAAATAGCATCTTCAAACTCGTCTACAATAGCGTCATCTATTTCAGTTGCTGTGCGAGTAATAGATAAAACTATTTTCATAGTCACTATATCATCAGCAGTAGGTGTAGGTAATAGCTCGAAAGTATCGTTATCCACAAGGGTAACGTATTTAGAGTCTGTTGAACCTGATTCAAAATCAGGAGTTACATATGCTTTTCCTGCGTCACGTAAATAAGCTAAATTAGTATTACTTGTTTGTAATTTGGCATAAACAATATCATGCACCAAAGTTCCCGTAGGTTGAGTAAACGAATACGCATTAGATCCTGCAGTAATAGCGCCACTAAAGTCTACACGCCATGCGCGAGATTTACGGAAAAATTCTCGAGCACTTTCACGAACCAAACGTTCAAGCATAAACGCGGGAGCTTCCCGTGCCTTTATCCGCAATAATTGTGCTAAATCAGAAATAAGCATTAATCAACCGCCTGTACTATTGCTGGTGGTACGTTTCTATCAGGGGCTTCTGTATTTTCTGCGACTAACTTACCAGTAAGCCCTTGAACAAAAGCACCATAATAACCGGAAGCAAGATTCATATTACCAGAAAAATCTGAATCCTTACTAAACGCACGCCAAGCGACGTAGTTCGTTAAAGAAGGCCCATATATATCTTGCAGCGGTATTGAATCTCCCACCACTGTAACTGCAGTAGGAACAGCGGCGTAGACTAATTCAATAGTGGCGCCGGCTGTAGCAGGAGGGTAAGTATAGAAAAAATCACGCTGACGCGTATTATACATATAATGTTGAAGAGTCAGACTCGAGGTTACGCTACGCCATGTAGGCATCTCAGTATCTAAAACATTACGTTTTACATAAGTAACTGGTAGCTCTGTACCACCGCCTGTAGTTGTATTTGCTACAACATCGAGCAATAAAACCAGCTCAAGCGCTAACGTACTAAGCCCTTGCTTATACCCAGCAACGCATGTGAACTCTTCAGTAATAGGGTTACAGTCTGGTTTAATAAGCACAGCTTGACGGATAGCCTCATTAATCCAGTCGATTAACTCTGCATCAGTCCAGCGAACTGCAACTGGGTCTATCAGTATAGCTCGAGCGTCGTCGATAATATCTCGGACAGTTAGCGCCATTTCGATCTCCTAAAAAAGACCGGAAGCCAAAGTACCACGAAGTACGGACAACCACCGCCACCGGCCAAGGTTGACGAGCAAGAGCACATACGAGGGAGGTATGCTCCTGCTCAGCCTACGCGCCTTTAGATATGTGCTACGTCAAGCGTCAAACAACCAAAATCTTGGGCGTTAGACGGATCATCGTAAGACCCTTTATAAACGGTCTTAGCCATACCATAAAGCTTACCAACTGACATACCGGGTTGGTTGCCATAGTCATTATCACTTGATTCATCCCAGTACGGAGTACCAAGATCACAAAGTGCTAATGCCTGTGCTCCTAAGAACAAGCAACGAGAACCAGTTACAGCGTTAGTAGTACCGGGAGTAGGACCAAACTTAGCAAGTCCAACACCAGCTGCAGAAGTAGAAGCGGTAGTAATAGCAGTGTCGTCAGCCACACCAGTGTTACTTGGAACGTAACGGTGAGACATTACAACTACACCATCAACCATTACAGCGTCAGTACCAACAAACAGGTCGTGAGACTTGCTACGTGGCATAGCGTGGCGTACGTTATCCAAGAAGTCTTGGTCTAACTTTAAGTTAGCCATAACTCGTGGAGATACCCAGAAGTAATACACTTCGCCGTATTGGCTATGTACTACAGGCTTTATATAACGCTCATGCGCTTCAGCCTTCAGGTTAACGATATGCCCATAGCTAATAGCTGTAGGAGTAGCTCCGTAACCATCACCAAGAACGATAGCATCAGATGCTTCTGTATGGAACTGACGATTAGAGGAAGGCGCTGCTTCTGTACCGAAAGCTAATTCGTATAAATTAGCACCTGTTGTAGCTGACCACTGCGGCTCAACACCATCAGGATTAGTATCAACAGCGATACCAGCCAGAAGGTTAAAACCAATTTTGTCGATTACTGTACCAAAACGATAACCTAACAGGTCACGTGCGGTTTTACGGAATTTAACGATAGTAGCCTGCTCAGCCATACGACCTGAAGACTTCATACCCATTCTATGTTGATCAATAGGCACCTTGAAGTCATAAGCGCTAGCGCCTTCTTCGTTTCCTTCCAGAGTGTTGTCCCCTGCGATACCGTGACCGGTAAGCTCAGGAACTAAGGTTACAACTGCCGCGTCGCCTTTTTCAGACTTAGTCAATGCAGTTACTTTTTGAATACATGAAGTTGGAGATGTACTCGCGTGCTTAAGCACGAATGATGCGTTTCTTGCCTGTCTCCACAGGTCACGGGCCCACGCGATCTTCTGATCCGTTAATAGGGCACCAAAATCAGTAGTAGCCATTATAGCTCTCCTAAATAGGTTAATAAAAAGTGTTTGTCTAACTAATGCCTATTTAGTTTTACGCCCGTGGCACTGCGGCGGCCAGCTTGTTGTAAGTATATAACAGCTAGCGCTGCTATACAATTACTTATTCTTCGGGTATCGCTTAGCTTTCTTTTTAGCCTTACGAGAAGCAGTGACTCTATCGACGCCCACTTGGAACTCAGCATTTACTTCGGCTTGGGTGCGTACCTTTTTCATTTATCTCTCCTCGCTCCAAGACCCATCAAGTACTTTTTCCGCAATTGAATCGCAATCTTTTTATTATTCGCGCGTCTAGCAGCATCTTCCGATGCTCTACTAGACATAGAAGTTGCTCGCTCCATCGTGCGCATCGCATGTGCAGTAGCAGCTTTTCTAGCTGCTACTGATGTCCTAGACGGCTTCTTCTTTTTGCGCCTAATCTTTATCGCGGACTTCATTTCTTGGTCGCCTTCTTAGCCGCAGGTTTTTTAGCTGCAGGTTTTTTAGCTGCAGGTTTTTTCTTAGCCAAAGGCTGCTTAATCTTTGTTTCTGGCTCTTTAGAGAGCTTAACTGCATAAGTACGCCCTTTACCGCGTTTCAAATGCCCGTGTTCATCATAATAATAACCTTGAGCTTTTCTCATAGAATTAAGCTTTCTCACAGTATTCTCCTATCCAATAGTACCAGTTAGTATTTCATCTCTTACAGATTCAGGCAACGCGTCCCATTGGTCTTGCGACATTTCAGATGCATTGTGCTTTGGTGTTGCTGTTTTATCTGCTCCACCACGTCCAGTCGGTGCAGGTTGCGCTATATCTTTCGCTGCTGCTTTCTTACGCGCTACAGGTTTTGCTTTAGGCGTTTTCAAAGTAGCTACTTTTTGCGTAGTCCGCAAATCATAATTAGCAGCAACACTACGTACTGCGCGTTCCATAGCAGCTGCGGGCCTATAACCACGCTGTTCATACATGCCTGCTATATCAATAGCTTCTTCTAGCGCATCCTGATTAACATCAGCGCTTTCGTGGTCAAGCTCAGGATAAACCGCAACCCATTCGTCTGCAGCGTCCTGTCTCTCCATATCTCGCGTATTCTGCTCAATTACTTGTACTGCGTTCTTTGTAGCTTGCTCAAGTATATCTGCTTCAGATTTACTGGTAGCTTGCCTCATATTATTAAACTGCTCGGCCAAAACCTGACTGAACGCATCAGTATCGCCATCAAGTACTTTTTCCGCTGCTTCTTTCAATACAGCGGGGTCAATAGCCTCCATACCTGCGTCTTCTGTAGCTGCAGTCATTTGGCTCTCAAGCTCTGCTACTTTTGCTAAAGCCGCTTCAGCACGATCTGCCTCTTGCTGTCTCTTACGATTAGCAGCATTTAAGCGCTCTCGTGGAATCATGGGATTTTCTTCTGGAACGGCTAAGTCATCAGCGTCCTCTACTTCTTCAGGTTCGTCTTCCGCAGTTGCCTCTGTCTCTCCGTCAGACTCTTCCTCAACTTCCGCCTCTGTATCTTCAACTTCAGCTGTGGGTTCGTCATCGTCACTTTCAGATGCGCCATCTTCTGTTGACTCCTCTTCGGCCGCTGCTTCTGCTTCGAGTTTATCTACTTCAAACTCATAATCACCTAAATCTTCCATTCCGTCATCTTCGACTTCCATGGACTCAGGGTCAAATACATGTTCTTCGGTTGTCTTATTCATTTAGCTTTCTCCGTGGGTTTGTTTTGCTGAGATAACGCGGTCGTAGCCATGTTACCCATTATTTTCGTTTTTTCTGCTTCAAGCTTAGCTTTATTATTGTTCATATTATTCATCTGGGCGCTAAGTTCTTTAAGCCGTGAAACTCGTTCTCTTGTAGCTTGTTCTATTGCTGTAATTGTGGCCTCAAGCTGTAATTTCTCACGCTCAAGTCCCGGCACATCTGCTGCTTTCATAGCATTTGCTTGCGCAAGGTCAGCTTGTGCTTTCTTGAGCTCAACATCTGCAATCTTGTCTTCCAGTCCTAACTGAATCATTTGAATCTGGATTTCTTCCTGCAACTGCTGCATCTGCTGTTCTTGTTCCGTCGGAGGAGCAAGACCCTGCATTTGTTTAGACTCTTCGACGATCTCTTCCTTATTATCAAGGTTACTATAAGAAAGGATTCTGTAATCAGGAATACCAATACCTGCTTCACGTAGCGTGAGCGCTTCAGCGAACTGAACCTCGCTATATACGTCTTTAGCAGGCATATTACCGATAGTTACGCCGTACTTACCAAGAGTAAGGTCATTAACAACGGTTATAGGTGGACCTTGCTGAGCAAACTGCTGCTCTAACATAGCTATCGCTTCCTGCTGCTGTTCGGGAGGCATCTGGTCTATTTCTGCCTGCATCTGCATAAGCTGCTGCTCATCAGGCTGCATCTGGTTAACTGCCATCTCTTGAGGCTCAGCGTCTGGCTGCTTGTAATCAGAAATCATAAAGACTCGCTCGTCTGTATAGAACTTCTGTATCAACTCAAGGAACTTACGGCCTATTAAGCGCCTAGAACGGGCTAAGTTATCAAATACTGGTTGTAATTGGAGTAATCCGCGCGCTTGGCGGTTCTCGAGGGCTATTCCAGATACGTGGGCCTGCTCGGTCCCCTGCATAGCTCTATTAACCCCGGAAATCTCGAATATAGACTCCATCGCTCTAACACCAACCGCATCTATCCCAGTAGGGACTGTATTCGGTTGTATCTTCTCGGGAGACTCTCTACCGGGTGCTTTTTCTATTACAATTCCTGTTTTGGACCCTTTTGCAGCTAAGTCATCAGCTGTCATATTAGCAAGGGCGCCTGATTCAACAATCCAGCCGCTATTAGCAGTAGTATTAACTACATGCAGCATTTGGGAAGTTGTTTTATTCAAAATTTCTTGTGAAGAGAGTAAATTCTTAACTACACCGACTGGATGGCCTCTTCGGAAGTAAGGAAAGAAAGGAACAATAGTAAATGAGTCATAAGGAGACCATTCATCAAAAAGAAGTGTTTTATCTGCGCTAACAGTCCATCTGACTCGTTTTTGTCTCTTTTCTACTACCTCAAGGCCAAAAGACTGCGCATGATTAACAATACGTTCTTCGCTCCAATTAAGAGGAACCGGTGTAGTATCGCCTGCTGTCGGATTCAAAAAGTGTTTAAACGTACCAACCTGCCAATACTGGCGGTCGATGATGCGGACAGACTTAACGATGTTTTTCTCTGTCCCGTCTGTATTTGCATAAAACGTACCTTCTTGCACGCCGTAATCAAGACCTAAGTCATCACCGAACGTGGTCTCTTCATGAAACTCCACCGAATCTGTAGCAAAATTGCCTATACTGTCTATGTTAATTCTGACCATACGCGCTTTGTCATCTCCAAAACGCATAGCCAACTCTTCCATAGACAAGAACTCAGTAGTAATTACATCAGCCCAAGTTTTAGGGTCATAGTCATGTGCATCAGGGTCAGGAATAACAGAACGAGGATCACGAAGAGTAGCCTGCAACTCACCGTGCTCATTGTCAGTAGTATCAATACGAATGTCGATATAGCCACGATCAGTAATTAAACCATCCTCGAACATGTCCGACTCAACGTCGTCATATGCCATATCATCACACTCGTGCATAAGCACTTTGTTGATAATAGACGCCAGCTCAGTTGTGGCCCCGCCACGTTTAGGTTTAAACCGAAAGTCGGCTCTTTTGTTGGAATACTCACCTTTAACAGAATTTACTGCTGTAAGTATCATATTAACAGTCATAGCAGGACGACCCTGCTTTTCTAATTCTTTCTTATCTTCTTCCTTCCACTGGTCACCACGATAAAACTTATCGCATTCATTGGCTTCACGTATATAATCAGTGTGGCCTCTGCCCCTTACATAAAAATATCTATTATAAGTACGTCTCGCTAAGTCACGGTGTTGAGGTGACTGTTCGTAAACAGACGCATTGGGGTTGTCTAATATTTCTTTATTAGGATCGGGCGCTATAGATGCTTGCTTCATTCAATGACTCTCCAGAAGGAATGCCTAAGTATAGCCTAAGTAAACGCTACTTGTCACTTATGCTCTTCGTTATGTTTCTTAATAATCGCTTGGTTAGCTTTATCGTTTACATAACAGTTGTTTTGGTTGCTATCTATTTTAACACCAACTGCTTCTGACATCGAGTCTTTCTCAGCCTCAGTAAATTTTGCAAACTCACAAGGACTATCTAATTCAAGAGGAACGTGAATAACACGGTATCTATCAATACAGCCGCTAGATACGATCGCGCCAATCAGCACTATCATGATTCTTTTTATCATTCTCTGCCTCCTTTTTAATCACTTCAGTCGCTTCTTTCATCTGCTCGCTAATATCATCTTTAATAACATGACCTGCGTTTTCTTCTTCCAAGTCATCTATCTTACGATTCTTGTAACCAATAACAGCCAATAAGATAGCAACGGCTGCGCCTAACAAAGCTACTAGTTTTGCCCAAATACCTGCAAACATCTTATACACTCCCCCAGCTATTAGCGTAAGTTATCCGTTTAAGTAGGTTATGCCTAGATTCCGCCACATACCCGTACTTCTGGTTAGGACTCCATTCACCTAATATGCGCCCGTCTATCTTATTAGATTGTACATAAGTTTTAGGCCCATCTTTAAACATAAACGCGTTGTGCATCTTTTCGCTTATATACTCCCGCCATTTTGTATAACTAGTAAAGGCTATTATCTTCTCTTCATGAAATTCATGCTTACAGTTAGGACATACACGCACTACTTTTCCCTTAAAGGCGCAGTAGTAAGCGCCCGAAGCACACCAACTATAATGGAAAGAGACATCAACGCTATTCCATAATTATCTGCCAGCACGTTTTTTAACGCTGGTAAATTCTCCAGCGCAGGTACAAGTGCAGCCAAGGCATAAGCCAAGTACATAGTCTTTGATTTAGTGGCGCCTTTTAAAGTACCAGTTACGGGTTTTGTATTCATTTTATTCTCCAGTTGTTCGTGCCCATGCGCCAAGAGTACTATCACCAACCTCGCGTTCTATTGCCATAGAACCAGAATCAACAAAAGCTCCTAACGGGTTAGCCCTAGTACTTCCACCCCAAATCGCGCAATCATCATTATACCCATCAAGATTTAGCATCCGCTTCATAACACCTAACATTTTCTCAGCGTCATCTGCTTTTAAAGTTACTTTCTTACCTTTAATTTTCAAGACTACACCAACTACCTCTATATCGCTACTCATAATTTTTGCCCTCTTCTGCATATACATTTAAGAAGTGAGCCTCATCAATCCAAGTGACAAACCCATCACTAAACGCTATCTGATACCCCTTCTCTTTCTTGTCCATACCAAAAGGCACGGGCCAAGAGCGTTTTTTACTGTACTTGCCGATAGTCATGCTTTTCGCATCCACCATCTTATCAGCCGTATACTCATGTATTTTTTCTGCTATTGTTTTACCCAACGCCTTAATCCTCCATACCGCAATGAGCTTTATCCCATGGTTCAACTAAATAGCGGCAGATAAACCGAGCCAAATAATACTGATAACGTCGCATAAATATAGTGCCGCGCCCCCCGCGCAAAATATCCCGCAGCCTCTCAGTCAGTGTCGGGAACCCAATACCTTTCCACTTAAAATGTGCCCCAGCAAAATCCGGTTTCTGGAGGAACATAATACTGCCAAATATAATATTAAACACTACATCCCAAAGTATGCCAACGAACGCAAAAGCGTACGCCGGATATTTCAAATACTTAGGAATCTTCTCCTCGTTTTCTTTTAGCCACATAACATTAACAAAGAAAATCCAAAGAATAAGAAATGAAACTGCCCAATAGATAAAAAACATATAACCTCCGTTAACTAGCCATTGAACTAGTCGCACGTGACCCACTCATAATACTTGGGAGTTTATCACGCCATGATAATTTTTTAGGCTCAACCGGAACTGTACCGGGTGCTGCCTCTTCCAAGAATAAACCTATATAGGCCATGGCGTCAACAAAGTCGTCGTGTTTAGCTGATGGAAACTGCAACATTTCTGTGTGAACGGCAGAACCCTCAAAATTCTTAGGGAAGTAAACACGACCCTGCATCATCCGCGCCTGAATAGAACGGGCACGCAACATTTTATCCTGACCGCGTGTCCCCATTGGATGTATAACAAACGAGTACGCTTTTCTATCCTGAATAGATTTATTTAACGCTGGCCCAAGAGACATAAGAATTTGTCCCTTCTCAATAGTTACTACCTGACACTTGTGCTCCAACGCAGAAGTAATTACCCGCTCGATAATCTCATCAGCTGGAAAGTGCCCTCTGTGATAGTTCACTATATATACATTCTCGTTAGGGTCAACTGCCCAGATTACTCCGACCGTATAGTCATTCACTTCCTTCACACCAATTGCCAAATCCCATGAGGAATAAAACCTGAGAGTAGAAGCATCTGGTAAAGAGTCATACCAATGGAATGTGGGTTTCTTGAAATATACACCGTCGTCTGGAACGGGATTCTGCTGATATAAACTTGCCCATGTCCTCGGGCCAACGGCCTGTTTTATTCTTTCAAGTGCTGTAAGGTCGTATCTATCAGGGTGTAAAGCTTCCCCTTCTTTCCTGAACTGCTCGTCTTCGGTTGCGACTGCAGGAAAGCGAATAACTTTGAACTTATCTCCTGATCCGTTATCACTTTTATCTTCAAGCCATCCTGATAAATCGTCCAAGTGCCATCTTGTTTGAATAATAAGTACTCCGCCTCCGGGGGCCAATCGAGTATAAGCTGTGGACTCGTACCACCCTTTCTGCATTTCGCGGACTGTATAAGAATCGGCATCCTCTTGGTTCCTCACGGGGTCATCAATTATTAGACAGTGCGCACCTTTCCCCGTGATACCGCCACCGACACCGGCGGCAACATACCCACCTTTCTTAGTCGTAAGCCACTGGCCTACCGCTTGTGTTGATTCATCGAGGCGCGTCTTGAATACCGCGTGGTAAGATGGATCTTTGAGTAATCCTCTAGCTTTTCTGGAAAAAGTCTCTGCCAGTTGAGAGGAATAAGAAGTAGAAATAAACTCGAAATCGGGCCTATGCCCCAGAGCCCATGCAGGAAAGTAGTGAGAAGCGATAAGAGACTTACCACCACGAGGAGGCATAAACAACATAAGACGAGGACTTTTACCCGCTTTGCAGTCATCAAAAAAATTCTCCAATTCTTCGCAAATTAATTTGTGCACCCACCCCGCTTGGTAGAGTGGTTCGAAACGCAAGATAAACGCAAGAAGTGACCTACGGGCCAAGACCCGTCGTGCAAACTCCTGTTCCTCAAGAGAAAAATTCTGCTTCTGGAGTTCTGCATACGACTTAACCTTGGCGATGTTCTGGTTAAGCTGCTCTTCTGCTTGCTGGTTTTCTTTATTAATTTTCTCATGAACCGCGCCTTCGTTGTCATCAAGAGCAGCGCGAAGCGCTTTCTTGCGGGCTTCTATTTTTTCCGCTCGGGTGGGGCCTTTGTCAAAATCACTCAATTTCAGTAAATTCCGCTTCTTCTGAATTCTTTAACGCTACATTTATATTAGCACGTCGTAACAATTCTTCATCAGATAAGGCTTCGAGATGCTCGATTTTTGTCACGGTCGTCTTGTCTATCTGCAATTTATCCGGTTCATATAACCCGTTCATCTTGCCTATTTCCCTGATACTCGCAATCTTTGCGTTGCTACAATCAGCGGTGGCATGGGCTTCGAACAACATAGAATTTAGCAAATCCCGTGTGACTTCCACTCCCATGAACTGGTCTACCTGATTCTTGAGGATAGCCAAAGTTTCAACTATGTCTTGTCTCTCCATCCATTCTATCCAGAGCTTAACTGGAGTCAAACCGATACTCTTGGCAACCGTGGCAGGAGGCAAACCTTGCGCGACACCTTTGCAGAAAGCTTTCTCCTGTGTAGTTAAGAAGAGCCCTGCTTGTGTTTCGGCAAGTGGTAATGAACCTGTGAAATTTGTCATGGAAAAATTATAGCATAAAAAATTTTAGAAAAATATATTAGGATTTATTGGCAAGAGTTGCTTGTAAAGAGGCAGTCCCTATATATAACATCCACTTGATTATTCAACTTTATTTCTATCCAAACACAAACTCAAGTTCTCTGAAAACGTTCAGGGGCCCCCTCCAGCTTTTGTGAGTGAGCAAGCTCACGACACTCACAAAAGCCTAAGGAGGCACCAAATGTCAATCATCCGTCCTAACAAAGCACAAGCATCCGTCATATATACACGTCTTAAGCGTAATAAGCCTTATGGTTTCTTACAGCATTTAGAGCAGGTGAATGACCTGATATACGTGACTATATATAACCACCGCAAATTCAGTATCAGTCCTACAGGTGCTGTTACTGAACTACGCATTAGCGCCCAACAATAAGGAGATACATCATGTTAGGTATGAACTTAAGTGATAAACAAATAGTAACAATGGTTACTGTACTGTTCCATAACGACCTTATTAGGTCCCACCAAATAGGCAAATGCTTTGTTTTGCACTTACGTAGCAAAGCATTAGACCTACGCTACACCGCCCTTCTTCAAGAAGACGGTTTACTTCACAAGAAATTCTTTCCTCATCATTCACAGCGCAAGGCTGTTGCATAATTTAACTATTTTACTTAATTAGGAGATTTACCATGAAAACAATAGACTTACAAATTACTAACAGATTCGATTTAGAAATGGCTGATTTAGAATTAGTACCTGCGTGCAGGAAGATGGCTGTAGAGTGGCTAGGGCAAATGGCAATATCTTTTGCAGTTAGCTCCTTTGTAGACGACTTCATGTTCAAATCAAAAGGGCAAGAGATGCGTGATACTAAGCGGCATTCTCTTACGCAAGTATTAGCCTTCTGTATGGAAAATGGGTATACCGCCCAAAACGCGCAGGATGAGATGACCGCGACTATCGAGAAAACTGCACACTCAGATTTTAAATCGAAGTCGATCAGTCAAGAGCAACTGGAGATTCTGGTCGCTTGCGGTGAAGACGAGGAATCAATGAAAAGCACCATCGCCGAAGAAAATGCCGCAGGTGCCCGTATACACAACGCCCGCAAGAACCGCCTAAAAGACTTCATGGGAGATATTCGAGGTCAGATGGATCATATACTAGCAACCGCCCGTGGTATAGCAGAACCAGATTTATCATCAGCGCCAGCGTGGTTAATTAAACTAATCGCCACCAAGATATTAGGTGCAGAAGAACAGCACCGTAAGTACCTGATACGGGGTATCACTCAAGGGCATCTTGGTAACGCGGGGCAACTCACCCTTCTCAACGCCACAATGAAAGTAGAGCGTATGGAGTGGGTGCACCTCAAACTAGCAGAAATGGAGCGTGAGTCACAGTTTAATGATTCAGGCGTTATTGAGCGAGGTCATGCAGGTGACAACGAAAACAAAGACATTACTTACTAACCATTTAACGGGGGGCTTCGGCTCCCCAACAAGGAGATTATCATGAATCGTATATATAAAACACGAGAGGGCGCCATCACAGCAGTAGAGATGGCGGCCGAAAGACTCGAACGTCACATTTTATCTGTACCCACAAGCATGGCGTTGAAAACAGCGCACGTGGAGCTAATAATGGCTATTCGTTATTTTAAAGAAGGCAAATAATGCCGCGACAAGTCGCGAGTGTTTCTTGTTTCGAGACGCTCGCTCGCTGGCGCTCGCTCGCCGAAACAAGGAAAAAGAAACAAGAAAAAAGAAAAAGGAAAAAGGAAAAAGGAAAAAGGAAAAAGGAAAAAGGAAAAAGGAAAAAGGAAAAAG